TCCAGGCGGCGAACGGGCTGATCTCCGGCGTCGAGGCGATGCTGAACGGCGTCGTCACGCGCATCAACAGCTTCATCGAGACCCTGAACGCCGCGCTGGCCCTCCTGCCGGAATGGGCCACCGGCGAGGGCGGCGTGCGGATCGGCATTCTCGATCCGGTGGAACTGGGGCGGATCGGCAACCCGTTCGAGGGCGCGGCAACGGCCGCAGGGGCTGCGGCGGCAGATGCCTTCTCCGCCGCGCTGTCCCAGACGTATCTGGAACCGCCCGACCTCGGGCTTGGCGCGATGGCCGAGGACGCCCGCGCCCGGGCCGATGGCTATCGCGAGGCGGCCGGCATGCTCGCCGATGCCGCCGGTCGGCCGCTCGCCAGCTGGCAGGCGCTGAAGGATGCCGTGACCGGCACGGGGGCCGATGCCGAAACCGCTCTGGCGGACGCCGCTGCTGCGGCCGGGGCATTGGGCGGAGAACTGGACGAAACCGGCGGGGCGGCAAGTCGCGCCGGTGCGGCCGGACGACAGGCAGGATCCGACACCGCCGCCGGAGCCGAGCAGGCCCTCACCGGCTGGCAGGCCGTCACGGCGGCCCTCGCCGACTATGCCGCCAAGGCGCGCGACATCGGCGGGGATATCGGCAGCGCGCTCGTCGGGGCCTTCCAGAGCGCTGAGAACGCCATCGGCGACTTCGTGAAGACCGGAAAGCTCGACTTCCGCGATCTCGTCACATCGATGATCGCCGATCTGGCCATGCTCGCCGCCCGCCGTTTCATCCTAGGCCCCATCGCCAATGCGCTTTCCGGCGCCCTCGGCGGGGCGGGTGGGCTGTTCGCCAACATCCTGCATGCGGGTGGCATGGTCGGCGCCCCTGGTCCCGGCCGGATAGTCCCGGCCTTGGCCTTCGCCAATGCCCCGCGCATGCACAACGGCGGCTGGGCCGGGCTGCGGCCCGACGAGGTCCCCGCGATCCTGCAAAGGGGGGAGCGGGTCCTGTCCCGGCGCGAGGCGGCAGGGTTCGGCCAGTCGGGCGCGTCCACCGTCAACGTCACGATCAACGCACGCGACGCCGAGAGCTTCCGCCAGTCCCGCACGCAGGTCGCGAGCGACATCGCCCGCGCCGTGTCGCTCGGGCGGCGCGGCATGTGAGGACCACCCATGGCATTTCACGAGGTCCGGTTTCCGGACAACATCAGCCGGGGCGCGCGCGGCGGCCCGGAGCGACGCACCCAGATCGTCGAACTGGCAAGCGGGACCGAGGAGCGCAACGCCAGCTGGGCCAACTCGCGCCGCCGCTATGACGTGGCCTACGGCATCCGCCGCGCCGACGATCTGGCAGCGGTCGTGGCCTTTTTCGAGGCCCGCAACGGCCGCCTGCATGGTTTCAGGTTCAAGGACTGGGCCGACTTCAAGTCCTGCCTGCCGTCGCAGACGCCGGGCCCGACCGATCAGCCGATCGGCACCGGTAACGGCAGCACGACCCAGTTCCAACTGGCCAAGCGCTACACCTCGGGGGCGCAGTCCTGGACGCGCGCCATCACAAAGCCCGTGGCCGGGACGGTGACCATCGCGCTGAATGGCACACCCCAGGCAACCGGCTGGTCGATCTCGACATCGACCGGTCTTGTCACCTTCGCCACGGCCCCGGCCGCTGGCGTCGTCATCACCGCAGGCTTCGAATTCGACGTCCCCGTCCGCTTCGACACCGACGCCCTCGACGTCACCCTCGACCTCGAACGCCTCGGGTCGATCACCTCGATCCCGCTGCTGGAGATCCGCACATGAACGACGAGACCGGATTTCTGGCGGCGGTGCTGCGCGAACTGGCGGCCTCGACGGCGGTGATCCTCGCCGCCTGGGGCGCGCTGGGAGGCGCCACCAACGCCCTGACCACGCGCATGCGGCTGCGCGACGCGCTGCGCCACATCCTGCTTGGCGGGCTGATCGCGGCCGGGATGGGCAGCTTCTCGATGGCGCTCGTCACCGCCTGGCTCGCCCTGCCGCCGCAGGCGATCCCCGCGGGCGGGGCGGCGGGCTCGGCCGCCTATCTCGTGGGCGTCTTCGGCCCCGCCTTCATCGAACTCGTTCTCGCCCGGCTCAGCGGCGCGAAGGGGGGGGCGGACGATGAATGACCTTCTCCGCCGCGCGCGCGCCCTTCGCTGCGACCCGGGCGATCCAGGCCAGGCGTTCCGCCATCGCCTGGGCGTAGGCCTCGCTGTCGCCGCGCTGATCCTCGTCCTCTCGCTTCTCAGGTAATCCCATGCACATGACCGACCGGGGCCTCCTGGCCCTCGTCCGGCACGAAGGAATCGTGCCCGGACCCTATCTCGATGTGAAACAGGTCTGGACCTTCGGCATCGGCCACACGGCCGCGGCCGGGCCGCCTGATCCGGCGCAAATGGCGCGCGGCATGCCGGCCGACCTGGATGCCGGGATCCGTGAGGCTTTCCGGCTCTTTCGCGCCGACCTTGCCGCCTACGAGACCGAGGTGTTGGGCGCGGTGAAGGTGCCGCTCGAGCCCCACGAGTTCGATGCGCTGGTGTCTTTCCACTACAACACCGGCGCCATCGCCAGGGCCACGCTGACCAAGGCGCTCAACGCCGGCAATCGCGTTGCAGCCGCCGACGCGTTTCTGAACTGGCGGCGACCGGCCGCGATCATCCCGCGCCGCGAGGCTGAACGCGACCTCTTTCGCCACGGCCGCTATCCCGGCGGGACGATCCCGGTCTGGGCCGTGGACCGCAACGGGCGGGTGGACTTCTCGCGCCCCGTCCGCCGCCTGACCGAGGCCGAGGCGCTGGCGCTCCTGCGCCAGCCGCTCGTGCCGCAGCCGACTGTCCCCGAGCCTGCGCCAGACGCGCCTTCCGGCTGGCTCGCCCGGCTGGTCGGCCTTTTCACCACCCTGATCCGGAGGGCCTGATCCCATGCGTTACATCCGTCCGACCTCGCTCACCTGGTGGGCGGGGCTGCTCGCCTTCGCGACCGGCGCCGCCTCCCTCGCGCTGCCCGCCACCGGCCCGCTGGCCGATCTCGCCCGGCTGATCACGCTCCTGTCTGGCTCCGGCGATGCATCGCCCGCCGCGCTGATAGCGCTCGGCCTTGGCCTCATCGGCCTGCGCGACCGGATCGAACGCGGGTTCCGCGGCGATGATTGAGTTTCTCGCAGGCATGGTCGTGGGCGGGGTCATCGGCATGTTTGTCGTCGCCCTTTGTGTGGCTGCAGCGCGGGGAGACCGGCCATGAAGTCCCTCCCGCCCTCGCTGCAGGCCCATCTCGACGAGGGCACGACAACCCTCGCATGGTGCTGGCGCATCACCCGGGCCGATGGCATGACCTTAGGCTTCACTGACCATGACAGGACGCTCAGCTTCGACGGGACGGAATTCGAGCCGGAAAGCGGACTGACCGCGTCCGAGGTGCGGTCGGGATCCGACCTGTCCGTCGACGCGCAGGACGCGCAAGGCGTGCTATCCTCCGAACGCATCACCGAGACCGACATCCTCGACGGCCGCTGGGACGCCGCAGTTGTCGAGGTCTGGCGGGTGAACTGGGCGAACCCGGCGCAGCGCGTGCTCCTGCGCCGCGGCGCCATCGGCCAGATCCGGCGTGGGCGGCTCGCCTTCGTGGCGGAGGTCCGGTCGCTGGCCCATGTCCTCGGCCAGACGGTCGGGCGGACGTTTCAGGCGAGTTGCGATGCCGCGCTGGGCGATCCGCGCTGCGGGGTGAACCTCGAGGCCCCGGCCTTCACGGGCACCGGCGCGGTGATCGATGTGCTGCGCGACCGGGCCTTCACCGCTTCCGGACTCGCCAGCTACGTGGCGGGCTGGTTCGCCTTCGGCCTGGTGGAATGGTCGACCGGCGCGAATGCGGGGCGGCGGGTCGAGGTGTTGTCGCATGACCTCGTCGACGGCGTCGCCATCCTGACCCTGCTGGAGGCGCCGGTGCGCCCGATCACGGCGACGGATGCCTTCGTGATCCGGGCGGGCTGCGACAAGCGGATCGCGACCTGCGGGACGAAGTTCGCCAATGTCGCGAACTTCCGGGGCTTTCCGCACATCCCCGGCCAGGATGCCGTGCTGCGCTACGCCACCAAGGACGGCGGTCACGAGGGGGCGGTGCTGTGAAGTCTGCCGATCCCGCCCATGTCATTACCGCCGCGCGATCCTGGCTCGGCACTCCCTACCACGACCAGGCCAGCTTGCGCGGGGTCGGCTGCGATTGTCTCGGCCTTGCGCGCGGCGTTTGGCGCGACGTGGTCGGGCCGGAGCCGTTCCCGATCCCGCCCTACAGCCGCGACTGGGGCGAGACCGGCCCGCGCGAGGTGCTGGCCGACGGCGCAAGACGGATGATGCCGGAACTTGATCGATCCGAGGCTGGGCCCGGTGCGCTGATCCTGTTCCGGATGATGCCCCGCGCCATCGCCAAGCATGTCGGGATCCTTACCGGCCCCGACGCCTTCCTCCACGCCTATGAGCGCCTTGGCGTGATCGAGGAGCCGCTGACACCCGCATGGCGGCGGCGCATCGCCTTCGCATTCCTGTTCCCCGCACACTGACCAGCACAACCCTTCGAACCCTGAGTTTCCACAATGGCAACCCTTGTCCTCGGCGCCGTCGGTTCCGCCATCGGCGGAGCCTTTGGTGGTGCGATCCTCGGCTTTTCCGGTGCCGCCATCGGTGGCTTCATCGGCTCCACCATCGGGTCGGTGGTCGACAGCTGGATCGTGTCCTCGCTGGCGCCCGCGCAGAAGATCGAGGGCCAACGGCTCGATAGTCTTCGGATCACCTCCGCCACCGAGGGCGCGGTCATCCCGCGCCTTTACGGACGGATGCGCATCGGCGGCAATATCATCTGGGCCACGGATTTCCGCGAGGAGACAAAGACCACCACGCAAGGCGGTGGCAAGGGCGGCGGGGGCGGCAAGGTCCGGACGACCGAATACCTCTACTATGCATCCTTCGCGGTGGCCCTCTGCGAGGGTCCGATCACCGGCATCGGGCGCATCTGGGCCGATGGCAAGCCGCTCGACATGACGGGGATCACCTGGCGCTGGTATCCGGGGAACGAGGCGCAAGCGGCCGATCCGTTCATCGCTGCGAAGATGGGCGCGGCCAACACGCCCGCCTATCGCGGCACGGCCTATGTCGTCTTCGAGGAACTGCCGCTCT